TACTAACAGGTTGGAGCAGGTAAATGTTAATAAAAGTTGTTGCAGAAAACACTACAACAGGCAACCCACGAAGGGGTTGGGTGTATGTAGATGAAAATGGCGCTTATCTTTCATTTATTGATGAAGGGTACTCAGGATCACGCGCAATTGAAGAATTTTTAATTGCTGGCGTAAAAGAAACAATGACCTTAAACATTACGCCAAAACAATACAATGAGTTAATTAAACGGGAAAGGACATGTTCATAATGAAGTTTAAAATAGAAATGACGGTTGAGTTCAGTGATTTTGTAATTCCTGACAATAAAAGCCAGTCAATGATTAATGGCATGCAACGCGAGCAAGTAACGCTTGCAATCCAGGACAAATTGGCTGACATGAACCCACAGATTCACAATGTCTATAAGCAAAGATCCTAAATGTTTTTGGTGCGGTACTCAGGGATCACCACAAAATTTTGTACTTATTTATCAACAAGAGGAAGGCAATGATCTATATGAATGTGAATGGTGTGCAACAAGTGAATGGTTTAGGAATAAAGCAAGCAAAGGCAAGAAAAGGGAAACTGACAAATAGAGGCAAAGCCGTAATTGCAATTTTGTATTTTGTGGTTTGGGGTTTGCTTTTTAACGCAACAACGCCTGAACAATGCAAAGTTCCAGTAGAACAAATGAACCAATGGTGCATAGATTTGATTTACCCATGATGACTGAGATGGCATGTGTAGATCAATGTTGGGATTGCATTGATCTTAAAAGAACTTGTAATGCAGTCTTTGAAAGAGATTTATCCGTAAGCAAAGTTGTAATTTGTAATCAATGCAAGCATGAATACACCTACAAAAACCCTGAGTAAATCAAACACAAGGGGTAAACTTTGATTGTCCTAAAAATAACCTGAAAGGGGAAAGTAATGGATAGTTTTGTAAATCGTTGTAAGTGCGGCAGTTGGATTTATGGTGATGCCGCTTGCCAAGTGTGCAGAAAGTTGGCGTTAGGCTAGAGCCTGGAGCGTTTGGCACAAATCCTTTTAAGCGCCGCATTAGCGGTAGGAATTGTGTTTGCCAGCCCTGCAATAGCAGAAGCACCAAAATTGGAATTACACCAATTGCCGCCTAAACAAATGGCGCTGGTAATGATCAAGAAAGATTACAAAGATCATGCAAAACAATACTTTTGCCTAGTTGAGTTGGTATCGCGTGAAAGCGGCTGGCGTGTAGATGCGCTTAACCGTTCTTCAGGCGCGTTTGGATTGTTTCAATTTCTGCCTAGCACATGGGGTAATTACAAATTCCCATATAAGCCTAAAGATGCTCACACGCAGATTAAGGCTGGGCTAAGATATGTGTATAAGCGTTATGGTTCTCCATGTAACGCATGGGCTTTTTGGAAGAAAAAAGCAGGAGCAGATCTGAGAGGCGGTTGGTACTAATGAGCATCATTGAACCTTTGGGCATACCAACTGAAATTGGGTTGCCACAACATTATGATCCGTTTGAAGAAGAAGAAGATGGCGATTGATGCCAAAGTTGTAACCATAATAATGACTAGGGCAGATGGTTATTGCGAAACATGCGGTGGCCCTGGATTGCCTGAAAACATGGCGATACATCACCGCAAACTTAAATCCCGCGGCGGGAAAGACACACCCGCAAATCTAATTTTGGTTCACCACGGTTGCCATAATCTAAAAACCAGTAGTATTCACCTTAATCCCGCTCAGGCTGAGCAAAAGGGTTGGATTTGTCCGTCATGGAGAGAGCCAGTGGATCACCCCTTTGTAAAGCCTGACGGGTCAATAGTATTACTAAGAGATGACGGTACAGAAGCCGTAATGATGGAAGGTGAATAATGAACATAAGCGTCAAAGGTAATTTAGGCAGTGATCCTGATTTAAAGTTTTCAAAAAACAATAATGCTTACTGTAATTTCTCATTGGCTTACACACCACGCAAGCAAGTTAATGGTGAATGGGTTGATGGCGAAACTAATTGGTTCAAAGTTGTTGTGTTTGGAACAAAGGCTGAAGCAGTTGCAGATAGTTTTAAAAAAGGTGACACAGTTCTAGTTGTAGGTGAATTAGCACAAAGCACTTACACAGATAAAGAAGGCAATGAAAAAACATCAATGGAAATTACAGCCAAAGATGTAGGTTTAGTTCCTAGATTACATAAGGCTAAGAAAACACAGGAGGCAACACCGTGGTAGATGAACTAATGAGCGCACCTGAAGTTTGCGAGCGTTTAAACATTACAATCAACAATTTGCGACAGATACAACACCGTAAAACTCTTGCATGGGTTGATAAACGCGGGCGTAATGTGTTCTATAAGCGTGAAGATGTTGAAGCATATTTCTCAAAGCGCCAGGAGCGTAATCAAGGCTAACATCTTCATGTGATAGTCATTGAAGAAGAAGTAACACTGGATCAGATAGATGAATGTCTGAGCCATGTTTACAACATGCTCAAAACAGATGAATTTGGCAACCGTATGGATTGGCGCAAGAAAGAAATGCTTGCAGAACAACTTGATGAATTACTTGATGCCCGTTTAAACCTGGTAAAGACAGGGAAGGCAGTTCTATGAGTGAGCAAACGCTAGTAATAACTTTCTTCATTGTCCTACTTGTAATTCTTTTAATGAACCATTAGATTACGCATACCTCAAGGGAAACATAAGTACCTTGTAGAGTGCTGGACACAGCCCTTATTCTTAACTGAATAGGGGCTTTGTTCTTTCAACTTGCAGGAAACTTTTTGAAACCTTAACATAAACATATTATGGTAGAAATTACGCAAGAATTAGTAGAAAAAGAAACAACCATAATTGAGTTGCGCCATGAAGGTTATGTATGGCGTGAAATAGCAACAATGGTGGACATGAGCATTGCAGGAGTCATCAAGGCTTACAAGCGCGCTCTTATGCGTCACCCTATTGCCACGATAGAAGAACACCGTGAGTTGGAACTAGATCGCTTAGACAATCTTCAGCGCACCTATTGGCAACCTGCTGTAAACGGAAATCTAAGAGCGGCTGATTATGTATTGCGTGTAATTGATAAGCGGGCAAAGTTATTAGGCTTAGACGCTCCATTGAAGGTACAAGCGGAAGTAGTGACTTATGACGGATCAGATCTTGACGCAGAAGTTGAGCGAGTCGCAAGACTTATTGAGGCAGGAACAATCACAACAAACGGGATTGCAACCGTCACAGAACTCACGGATCAAAGCGAGCCGTTGGGTGTGGAAGAACAAACTAGCGAGAGCAAACCAACTACCGCCTGAAGGTGATTGGAACATTTGGCTTGCCATGGCTGGGCGTGGATTTGGTAAAACAAGATTAGGCGCTGAAGAAATAGCCTGGCAAGCAATTGTTCAACCCGCTACACGCTGGGCAGTAGTAGCCCCTACATTCTCAGATGCTAGAGATACATGCGCTGAAGGTGAGTCAGGCATTGTTGCGGTATTACAGCGGTATCAAATGCTTCAGAATTACAACCGTTCTATTGGTGAGATTTTGCTAAAAAACGGTAGCCGCATAAAACTCTTTTCTGCTGATAACCCTGAACGCTTCCGTGGCCCTCAACATCATGGCGCATGGTGTGATGAATTAGGTGCATGGCGCTATCAAGATGCCTGGGATCAATTGCAGTTTGGCTTACGCTTAGGTAAAAAGCCACGGGTTATTGTTACCACTACACCGCGTTCAACAGCCCTCATACGCATGCTTGCAGGGCGTACAGATGGCTCAGTAGTAATTACTAGAGGCTCAACATTTGATAACGCCAAAAACCTAGCACCTAGCGCACTAATGGAATTACAAGCGCGGTACAACGGAACACGATTAGGCCGCCAGGAACTTTATGGTGAGATCCTTGATGATGTTGAAGGCGCATTGTGGACTAGAGGCTTAATTGATCGTACCCGTATAGATATAGCCCCAACTATGGCAAGAATTGTTGTAAGCGTAGATCCTGCTGTAACTAATTCAGAAAAGTCAGATGAAACAGGCATTGTTGTAGTTGGTTCTACCGCTGATGGTCAAGGTTATGTATTAGGAGATTACTCATTTAGAGGATCACCTTTAGCCTGGGCAACAAAGGCAGTGGAACTATTTGATAAGTACAAAGCAGATGCGGTATTGGTTGAAGTAAACCAAGGCGGTGACATGGTTGGAGCAGTGTTGAAGCAAGTACGCCCAACGCTACCAATTAGAGAGATCCGCGTACATGTTGGCAAGAAACTTAGAGCAGAACCAGTAGCGGCAATGTATGAGCAAGGCCGTATTCACCACATAGGAGAATTTGCGGAACTAGAAGATCAGATGTGTACCTGGACTGTTGATGAACCAAACTCACCTGACCGTATTGATGCAATGGTGCAGGGCTTTAGTGATCTATTAGGAAAAGTTACAGTCAGTAATTACTTTAATGCGATTGCTAACCACTGCCCTAAATGCGGGCTACCAATGCCTAAATCATTTACTCATTGCTCAGCATGTAGAACCGCTATGATTAGCGCCAAATCAGAAGTGACGCAGGGAGCATAATAATGGCTGTTGTTTACAACCTGGGAATGGATCAAGGCGCTGACTGGGATCTAAATGTTGTTTACGCGCAACCTGCATCAATCACTAATGTTTCAGGTAACGGTACAACTGTTACATACACAGCGGCAAATTCTTTTAGCGCGGGTCAAATTGTTACTATTGATCAAGTAATTCCATACATTTTTAACTTGCAAAGCGTTGCAATTAACACAGCAAACGCAACACAGTTTACAGTGCTTAATGCCGCAACAGGTAATTATGTTTCAGGTGGATTAGCAACAGCGCCAGTGGACATAACTGGATACACAGCACAAATGCAAATGCGTTCTAATCCAAATAGCCCTACACCTGTTTTAACTCTTACAACAGAAAACGGTGGCATTGTTATTACTGGCGCAACAGGCAACATTGCTTTACATGCGACAGCCACACAAACAGGCGCAATCAATCAAGGCCCTTATGACTATGACATTGAAATTTATCAAGGCGCTAGTGTTACACGCGTTGTTCAAGGACAAGTTGAAGTATCGGCTCAGGTGACTAGATAAATGTGTACATATTGCGGCTGTAATGCAGTCATTATCAAACCAGTAATCCCAA